GATTATGGTCGTGTTGTTATTGAAAGTGTACCCCCTGAAAGTATGCTTATTAGTAAAACAGCGACTTCATTAGAAGATTGTAACTTTATCGGACAACGAGTTTTTAAGACAAGATCAGAATTAATTAGCATGGGTTTTGACAAGAAGATTGTCAATGAGCTGCCTGTAGCTGATGAAGAAATTTATAACACAGAGGCTGTTACTAGAAGGTCTTATGACGATGAGACCATGCCTCAAGAATACCAAAACATTGATCCTTTATTGACACGAGTTTCGATTGTCGATTGCTACATGAAATGCGATTACGACAATGATGGAATAGCAGAACTAAGACACATTGTAGTGGGTGGTTCAGGCCCTAATGCCTATCACATCTTAGAGAATGAACCCATTGAACAAATACCTTTTGCTACTGTTACTGCTCTTCCTATGCCACATCGTTTTTATGGATTATCTATTTATGATTTAATTGGCGATGTGCAAGAGATTAAGACTACCCTCCTAAGGCAAACTCTTAATAACGCCTATCTACAAAACAACGCAAGAACTGTTGTTGTAGATGGTCAAGCAAACATAGACGATCTCCTTACTTCAAGAGCTGGGGGTATTGTAAGAGTGAAATCACCCAACGCTGTTACGCCCCTAGCTTCACCTAACTTCATGCAAGAAGGATTGGCAATGATTGAGAAAGTCGATCAAATACGAGAAGGCAGATCAGGTGTTTCTAAAGTCCAAATGGGATTAGATGCCGATCAAATCAACAAATCACATACAACAGCAACTAGTGCAAATGTGATGATGAATGCTTCGACACAAAGAATAGAATTATATGCTCGTAACTTTAGTGAAGGCATTAAAAGAATGTTCCAGGGCATTTTAACTTTGGTTTGTAAATACCAAGATCAAGAAAGAATTATTAAACTCAGAAATCAGTTCATACCGATGAACCCTAGAGAGTGGGTAGATAGATATAATGCAACAGTTCAAGTTGGACTAGGAACAGGCTCACAAGATCAAAGACTCGAAGTCTTAGGTCGTGTGTTAGCAGTACAAGAAAAACTAATCGGTGCTGGTGGTATGGGTATTGTCGATCCTCAAAAGATTTATAATACCTTAGAGAAGTATTTAGAGAATGCTGGTTATAAAGATGCAAGTCAGTTCTTTAACAACCCAGCAAATATGCCTCCTCCTCCACCTAAACAACCACAACCAGATCCAACAATACAATTAGCACAAGCAGAGCAACAAAGACTAAGAGCAAAAGATCAAGCTGAAATACAACTGAAAGCTAGAAAACAACAAGTCGATGAGCAGCACAAACTTGAAAAGTTAAATCTCGATCAACAAAAACTAGCAACACAAGTTGTGAAAGAGTCTGATGCAAGACAATTAGAAAAAGAAAAACTAGCAACAAAAATTATACAACAAGGAATTAACTAATGGCATTCACATCACCATTCTTTCAATCAACACAAGCACAAGGAATTATAAACAATTACCTCAACAATACTGCTGGTGGACTTCCTCCTTTCACAGCTCCCTCAACTAATCCCTATATCGTTGATAGCACCCCTTATGTGCCACCGGCAGCTCAACCCACACCTGATGATCCAGTTAATAATACCCCTAACTGTGAAGAATTATATCCAGGAGAAGGTAGAGTTTATGATCCTGTTCTTCAAGCCTGTGTCTTACCAGAAATGAATCCACAAGAGGGTGATAGCGATAACAATGAAATGAATGAAACTTATCGTGGTGTTGGAAGTGCATTCAGTCCTGAACAAAATGCTTTTATGAATTTAGGTTTAGGTAGTGCATTTTTTGATCCTGAGAACCCTGATAAAAAACTAGATTTATATGGTGATGGATTAAGTGGGATGTTTAAAAGATTTTCACCTTTTGGTCAATTAGGTGTTTACCTAGATGCTAATACACTAGCTGATGCTGGAGTTATCAATAAAAGAGAAGATGGTGGTTATAGTTTTGCTAAAGGTGGAAATTTAAACTTAGTACAAGCTAACCAAGCATTTGAAAATCAGATGGCTAAAGACAACATGATGGATTTTGCACAAAACACTTTAGGTAAAACTGCTGAAGAAGCTCAAGCTATGGCTGATGTAACCAAAAGAGGTGACAAAGCAGATTACATGGGATCAAGTGTTTACAAAGATAACAATGCCAATGTTAATATAAACCCATTTCAGTCTAACTTTGGTGCATCCAATATAGTTTCTTACTCTCCACCAGATCCTAATAGAGAGAAAAGTGAAAGTGAAAAAATGTTTGAAAGAAAAAGAGCATTTGTGTCACCAAAGAAGCAAATAAACTCTCAAGCATTTACAGGTATGGGATATACTCGTGGCAAATAACGAACAAAAAAGAAGCCTCGAAGCAAAACAAATATTAGAACATCCTTTATTTATAGAAGCAGTAAACAAAATTCGATCCGACCTTAATCAAGAATGGTTAAGTAGTGATCTACAAAATTCAGAACAGAGAGAAAACATTTTTGTCATGAGAAGAATGTTGGAACTCGTTGTGATGCAAATCCAGTCAATCATGGAAACTGGTAAAATCATAAAAAAATAGGAGTAATTAAATGGCAGAACAACCAGCAATGGACTCTGCAACAGAGACTCAAACAGAGACTGTTGCACCAATGCCCAAGCCTCTCAATGTAGATGAGGCAGCTACCACCCTGAAGAACTTACTAAATACTAACGCCTCAGAGACTCAGGAAGTAGCAAGTGAAGATTCAACAAAACAAGTAACCGACTCAGAAACGAATATCGATGAAACTTTTGAAGATGAAGAACTTATAGATCAAATTGAAGATGAAACACCTTTAGATACTAATCAGGAACTTTACACATTAACTGTTAATGGTGAAAATGTAGAAGTTACCCTTGATGAACTCAAAAAGGGATATTCTCGACAAAGTGATTATACTCGTAAGACTGAAAAACTATCGCAAGATAGAAAAAGTGTTGAAGAATTAAAAAACGAAAACACCAGGTTAAACGAGGAGGCTAAAATCAAAAGAGATCAATACGAAAACCAACTTCAAGTATTGTCTGCACAATTAAAAGCTAGTGAACCTCAAGTTGATATGGAAAGACTCTATCAAGAAGATCCAGCAGAGTTTGTAAAACAGAAAGCTGAACAAGATCGAAGAAAAGAGTTACAAGTAGCAGCTCAACAAGAACAAGATCGTATTCGCCAAGAAAAACAACAAGAAAGCGAAAAGGTCTATTCTCAATATTTAGATAATGAGAGAAAACTTCTTGCTGAAAAACTACCTATCTATGGAGACAAAGATAAAGGCCCTGAGTTTGTAAAAAACTTAACTAACTATGCAAAGTCGATTGGATATGCCGATCAAGAAATTGCAATGTTAGTCGATCACCGAGCAGTTATGATGTTAGCGAATGCTTATCGTTACGATAAGTTAAAGAAAGCTAATCTAAAAAATAAAAAAGTAACAAAGGTATCGAAAGTGGTTAGTTCATCTAGTCCTAAAATTCAAGATGATAATGAAGTAGTAAAGCGATTGAAATCTAAAAAAGCAAATCTCAAAAAGACAGGAAAAGTGCAAGACGCAGTTTCTGTTCTTCAAGAGATTTATTCTCAATAACATATATAGAAAGGACTAAAATTTGGCTCAACCGACCAATACATACGATTCCTATGATGGAGTTAATTCTATAAGAGAAGATTTAGCTGATGTAATTTTTAATATTTCACCAACTGAAACTCCTTTTATGAGCAACGCATCAAAAGGCACAGCAACAAACACACTACACGAATGGCAAACAGATAGTTTAGCTGATGTAGCAGTAAACGCACAAGTAGAAGGTGATGATTATGCAGGAGAGGCTCGTGGAGCAACTGCAAGACTCACTAACTATACCCAAATCTCATCAAAGTCTGTAACAATTTCAGGTACAGATGATGCTGTAGATAACGCAGGTATGGGTACTCAGATGGCTTATCAACTAGCTAAGATGGGTAAAGAAATTAAGCGTGATATGGAAAATGCTATGATCGGCATTGAACAAGCTAAAGTTGCAGGTAATGCATCAACAGCTAGAAAGTCTGCTTCAGTAGGCACATGGTATGGACCAACTTCAGGAATTAATAACTATTCCAAAAATGGTTCACCTTCAGCAGTTCCAGTAGGAACAGGTGCTACAGCTATTGCAGGTGGTACTAACAGAACTTACGCAGAAGCATTATTAACAGCAGGACTTTTACAGTCTTTCACATTAGGTGGAGAGCCTGATACTGTTTTAATGTCTCCAAGTCATAAACAGTTAGCCTCAGCATTTAATGGGGTTGCAACAAAATATAAAGACGCTAGTGATAAAGTATCTATCGGAACTACCGATATTTATGTCTCAGATTTTGGAGAGGTCGCTTTCGTTCCTGATCGTTTCCAAAACGCAAACAGAGTAGATATCCTACAAATGGATATGTGGAGCGTCGATTTTTTACGCCCTTTTCAAACAACTGATCTTGCAAAAACTGGTGACTCTGACAAGAAACTATTATTAGCAGAATGGACTTTAACAGCTAAAGCACCTAACGCTA